CCCAAATCCAGCCTGATGATTTCAGGTGCCGCGACCGCTTTCAGTTTTTTCTTTGTGCTAGCCATGTAGTGAGTCCTCTTTTTCAGTTTTTACAGCAGCCAAAACTGCAGCATCGCGTTGCTGGAATAAACGCAGTGCATCAAAGCCTACATCAACGCACCGCTGCAGGGATTCATCCGGGAGCCTCGCGCAAAACTCTTGCTCCAGCTTTTGTCTGTCGGTGTTCACCACATTGTCCTCGGCGGTCCGAATTTACCTTCATGGTCGTAATGCCCGACTTTCACGCTGCAGTCGATAGCACACCGATACCCATACTTCCGCGCATCAGCCCAGAAATATAAGTCCTGAGTGCCTACACCTGTCTCATCCGCAACGGTCTTGAACCACGGACGGCGCAGGCGCTCGTCTTTGAACATTTTGAGCCGCCACAAGTTGAAGCCCATTCCCGTCCCGCAGCACTCCACAAGCCCCCCGTTCGGGTCCGGTGCTTGCGGCCGGAAGTTCAGGTTTGCGTCGCGTGGGTCACCCCAGATTTGGGGCATACCGCCTTCGCCCTTTGTCCAATAGAGCCCTCCGATACATGCAAACTCCGGGTGTTCTTCCATCCGTTTAATCAACCGAACGAGCCCATCTGAAGGTGGGCAATTGTCATGCTCTATCGTCAGCAGATACTCCCACTGACTTAGTTCGGGGTGGTTTATTATTTCTGCGATAGAGCTTGAGAATGCTTCCCCTACTTCAAAGCCTTCCGCCGCCATACGGTGCGCGGGCTGGTTGGGCGGAAAAATCAGCGACGTGTGGTTCAAATACACGCGTGTGGGGATCATGTCCCCAGCAGGGATCAACATGATTGTACGCTGTTTTTTCCATGAACCACCCTGAATGATACGGTTCGTGGATTTTTGCAGGTCTTGGTTATGCAAGCCCGTGTCGGCGTTTAGCAGTTGTGGTTTCATTTGTTAGGCTTCTTTGATGAATTGAACTATTGGAAACGCGTTGCCGCTGGAGTTTGCGCGTATGCTGCTAAAAGGGATCGCAGAGGTAGTGTAAATGGGCGCTGCGGATGTGATATTACCTTGCATGTAAAAAGGCATCTGCAAGGACGCGACTGTAGTAGCGCCATCAGGCGGCCCAAAGTTCGTTATGTTTGATCCGCCCAGTCCAAACAAGGTGTTTACGTTAAGCCTTCCAACCATGTGGTTGGAAAAACTAGCTGCTTGTGTCGTTATAGATGTGCGATGCGCTAAAAACATCCAATACACCCCGGGGGTAAGCAGCGTTGATAGTGGCATGTCTAAAAACCTGTTACCACTAAAACGTGTATCTCCTAGTGAGGTAGCGGGCAGTATCACACTCGCGTTGCTGATGGCTATGGAGGTACTAAAACTGGTTGTTACGCCACCCGCCCCGTGCATACTTTGAGAATAGTTGTAGGTGTACTGCGACCCGACAGCCCCCACAGTAATCTGCATTTGCATCGCGTTTGTGTACTCAGTGGACAGCACTGAGTATAGAGATTGGCTACTCGCGCCTGTTCCTTTTGTCATCAACATCATAGCGAGAGTGTTAGATTTACCCACCGTAGCTGAGGTATTTGCCGACGTAGTCGCGGTCATTGTGGAAGCCACCCCCAAGCCCCCAAGCCCGCTGTTTAGAAATCTAACGAAGTCAACAGACACATAGTAGGGTACGGTGATTGGGAATATAGGCGCATTGCCCCCGGCTACACCTACGTTATTACTGGTGTTAATTAGAATCTGGGCATTTGCAAACTGACTAAGCGTTGCTGGCTGCACAACACTAGCCGTGATCGTTCCGTTTGTGTCCATACCAAACGACACGCCGTTGCTGTTTTCAAAATCCACAGTGCCCGTGCTTCGGCTATTTGTGCCAGCGGATATCATCACACCGCCTCCACCGCCCGGGGCCGCGACACTCACAGAAATACCGTTGCTGTTTATGGTTCCGCTTGCGTTTGTCCCTGCGAAAGCGGCGGTAGCTTGCACGAAGTCAGACCCACGATTAGACGCCATCGCCGTTGTCAGATATGCACCCGCAGACTGCAGCGCCGTGGTGATGTTGGACGCCAGCCCGAACGTGATGCTACTTCCTGCGGTGGAAGAACTAAGGCTTGAGCCCACGTTGAGGCTGATCTGGCCCGTGCTTCCGTTCAAGCTGTTGACGACTTGGTTGGATTGGGCGGCTGTGGTCAGCCCGTTGTGAGAGGCTGTCATTACTGAGCCACCAACAGCGTTCAGCCCGAATGTAATCCCGTTACCAGAATCAAAAAGAATGTTGCCAGCGGTCGTGGCTGTTCTGGTTCCAGCAGCAATACCTACCCCGGCTGCAGGAGCGTTAGCACTGAGCGACAGCCCGTTGCTAAACATGGTTCCTGAGATGTTCGTGCCGCCGATTGTCCCGCTGGAGTTACCCATTACCCACACCTGCGACTGTGACCCGCTCTGCATCGCGGTGGTCAGATACGCACCGGGCGACTGCGCGGTTGTCAGAAACGCCGGAAAGTTGAGGCTCAACCCACTGCTATTTGCGGTAACGCTCACGCCGTTGGCGGTCAGGGCCGAGTTAAGCCCGATGGCGTCGTTGCTCGCCCGAGCCGTTGTCAGATACGCACCCGCAGACTGCAGGGCCGTGGTGATGTTGGATGCCAGCCCGAACGTGATCGCATTACCGACCCGCGACGACGACAGGCTTGAGCCCGTGTTGAAGCTGAACGTGCCGGTTGAGCCGTTGATGCTGTTTATGACTTGGTTCGACTGCGCAGCAGTGGTCAGAAACGCCGGGAAGTTCAAGCTCAATCCACTGCTGTTGGCGGTTACCGAAACACCGTTGGCTGTGAGCGCGGTGTTGGTGCCCATGAAATCGGACCCCCGATTAGACGCCATGGCGGTAGTAAGGTAATTACCAGCCGAAATCACCATTTTGCTGCCAGCGGTATCCGCCGACAACGTGATGTTGTTACCACCAACAAACGTGATATCCATTCCGGATACCCGCGACGACCCAATGGTGTTACCCGAAAGTGCGAACGCCTGAGCGTGTGCGCTGTTCCAATCGCTGGGTCGAACTACACTGGTAGCGGTTCCATCAGCGACTGTCTGGGTATAGGCATGGAAAGTAGCCATGAGTTACGCAACCCGAATAATGGCGTTCGTGGCATCTGCAGTTGGGAACTGAATAGTAAAATCACCCGCAGTGGAGGTTTTATCACCGCCAAAAGCCAGCACCGCAACCGCCTTATTGCTTTGGGTGCTGTTATAGATCAGCGCACCGTTTGCTGTAATAGTCGCTGCCGACCACGTTGTATCACTGAAATCCAGAAAGGCCGTAGTGCCTGATGAAGTGGGGGCAGTTGTGGTGAGAGTGTTACCCCCCGCGGAATACCCCACTCCAACCACTTCATTGGTGGCTGAATATGCGGTAGTCGAAGCGCTCAAAGTGGCCGAGGAGGTATATAGGGCGATTTTGAAAGTATCCGGGGTGGTCGCTGCACGAACAACCGTCGTGCCAAACGCGTGGACACCGTTAAGAATCTCCACCTTGAACGACGTGCACATTGCTTGTGAAATAGCCATTACATACTCCTTATATGCGCTGCCATATCAGATTGTCCTTGCTGCGATAATTTCGCGCATATGGTGTCGCGTTCGGCTTCTTGGGCCCGGGTGAGATAGTGCACCAGAACAGACCGCAGCCTGTCCTTAAATGCTATAGCTTGCGCAGTAATAACGGGGTCGCTCCGGCCACCAATGTGGATAATCTTATCCAGCGCCAGTTCAGCTAACTCTTCTGGTGTAGACCCGCGATGCGACGTAGTGACCACTTTGCAATCACCTAACAGCGCCGCCATTTGTCCGCTATGCATCTGCTCTCCTTATTAAGTAACCGCGACCCGCGCTTGACCGCTACGATAGGCATCCCGGCGGTTTTTACCATCTCCAAGCTGTTTAAGTGCGGCCAGCGACTCTTGGTATTTGGACTCATATGACGCGATGATATCTGCTTCGCCCTTCATGAACAGATACGCTTCTCGCAATGCGCCATAAAGGAGCACGCTCTCAAAATTATCCCCTAACCACGTATTCGTGGCCGTCACAATCGATTCCGGGTAGTAGTAGTAATGGAGTTCCGTCGCGTACGACAAATCCGGGGTTGGGCCGAGGATAAGCGTGGTGGCATCAAATTGTGCGTAATGCTGTGGCGTGCCGGTGTCGGTCGGTATGGGGTAGGATTCCCGAATGTAGTTAACATCTTTGTCCAGCATGAACGAATACGCACCGGTCGATGGGTTGATTACCGCTATTGAGAACGTCGCCAGCCAGTCGGTCGGCAGTGTCAGGTATTTATTACTTGCTGTGAGACTACCCGTGACATTCTTGCGGATCGCGGGGATTTGCACGGAGTTGTAAATACGTTCTTCCGCCAGTTCAATAAAGGTATTGATCTGCTCGGTGCTGGACATCGTTTCCGTGCCAGTACCCGCCGTATCCGTGAACACGGTATCCGGGAAGTCATTCTCTGTGTATCCTTTGATCGCGGTAAACAACTCAGTGTAGTTCATGGGCTACCTCTTAGGCCATCGGGCCGCGGGCCATTTTGCCTTTGGTCTGGGCCTTCCCACCACGCACTTTGATGCCAGACGTCTTCATACCCGTCTGCGGGTACCCACCACCGCCAGCCCCCGGGGGGATCGGCACGGGCTTCGGCATTTTACCTGTCTTCATTATTTGCTCCGTTGGTTGGACGCACGGGCCAGATTACGGCCTACTTTACGCATTTCACCAGTGGTAACCCCACCCTTCTTCATCCCTTTGGCAGCGGCGTCCGGATGGGCACCCTTACCCTTCATCATGTGCGCTTTCAGCGCCGATTTCATGTTCGCCATTTTACCACTCCTATGTAGTAGATACAGTCACATCACCAACACCACCAACCGCCACAAGCGCATTCGGGGTCAGTCCGTTATCATCCGACCGGGCACCGCCCACCGGGTTCCAGCCCCACTCAATTACCCTGCTGCCACCGGCACCGTTGTTGCCGTCCTCATAGTAACTCAAATCGGGCCGAGGATTGCGTATCGCCCATGCATCTTCGACAGGATACATACCTAACTGCAACTGTGGATGATCGGGGTTCCAACACTCACTACAGGCCAGAATATTGATGTTTTTGGTCTTGATTACAAGACCCTTCAATTCGGTCAACTTGTACCGGAACCCGCAGATATCACATTCTGCGATAGCATTCTTGCCTGAGGCAAATTTGCTGCTCACGCTATCACCTCAAACCGATTACCCTTCCTCACGTTCTCAACCGCCGGGATAACCCGCAAATTGGTGGGCACATGCAGCCCTGACACCAACCGCCCTTGCAGTGGGATTATATGGTCTACATGCCACTTCACGCCAGTCATCTTCGACCGCAACGCAGCCAACTCATAGGCTTCCCGCATCAGCCAGTGCTCTTCAGAACCGATCCATTTCGGGGTGCGCTTGAGTTTAGATGCGTGGCGGCGTCTACATAAAGCCGCAACCACGGTCTTATTGCTCACCCGCCATTTACGAGAATACGCGTTATCTTTTTCTCTATTGCGGGAAGCCCACACCTTGCGCGACTCTCTTGCTTTATCTTTGTGGTTTTTCCGGTAGTTCTTAGCCCGTTCTGCTGCTTTTTCCAAATAATCTTTTCTGTTGTTTTGCGCGTATTGTTTTAATTTAAAATTGGCGCAAGTAACACATGAACGACTACTCACGAGCCGTTCAGCAATATGGCCGTTTTTGCACGGGTAACCTGTGAAATACCGGGTTTGCCCCGCAGCTTTCGCGGCCTGTAACGTGATGATCTTCATGTAATAAACATTTGGCGCGGCACGAATCTAATCGCGGCTTTTTCCCTGTCTTCATCAGAAGCTAATTGAAATTGGGCCTCGTAGTCCGCCTTCAACTCCATACGGCGCTGCGGGTCCACTGACGGCAGCTTCATCGACAGGTAGTAGGCCAGCCCCGCCACCATGGGGGGCAAGAACCGAAACGGTATGTCCTGACCATTCAGACCATTACCCGCGTCCTGCACGCGCCGCAAACGCCAATAGACGAAGGTGTAGGTCTGGGCGGTATCGGGGGCGGGCCATACGGTGATCTGCGGGTACTGCACCACACTGGCGGAACTGGTGGCACCTGACTTGCGCTGCACCCAGACTTGAATCGGACGCCCGGTGGCGTTCTTGTTGGGGATCGACGCATAGGTGCTGACTGAGATGCGGGAGATGGTGATGTCTGCTTGGTTGGTACTGGTGCCGGTGCGGACTACGTGGTCCAACAGGTCAATGGTGTCAACTGGCAGATCGTAGGACAGAGTGCCCGCCACAAGTGGAATAGACCCCTGCTCAATAGTCCACAGGTTGATCCCCCGGTTCGCCCACTCAATTGTCATTAGATTCAACGACCTACGGGCTGTTCGCAGGTCGTAACCCGACCGAAGTTCTGCGCCGCATCGCTCAAACGACTCCTCGACCAGCGAGTTCAGGTCTAGGTTAAAATCTGTGGTGTTGGTGGTTTTGGCTACCATGCTATGCTCCGTATATCCTCAAGTAATCCAATGCCCGCTTCACTAGCACGCTGCTATCTTTCAGCATCCCCAAACCACTGTTGCATTGACTGCATAGCAACCCGCGTATTTTACCTGAATTGTGGCAATGGTCTACATACAGCACACGCCCGGTTGCCAGACAAATCCTACATCTCCCGTCCTGCGCGTTCTTCATAGCTTCATACTCGTCGACTGTGATTCCGTACCGGTCCTTGAAGTTCTTGTTCTTCACCCGTCGTGGGTTGGCCTTCCTGTACGCGGCCAGATGCGCACGGTCACACAGTTTACAACGACTCATCAACTTGCCTTTTGCTCGATCCTTGTAGTGATATTCAGAACGCGGTTTTTCTTCATCGCACCGGCTGCATGTCTTACTAGGTTCGGAGGTTGGCAATTTAGATGATCTTGCCTTTGGTCTTCCCACGCGACTCAATACCACCGCCGCGAGCCATTTTAACGATGGTGCCTTTGGTCTTACCCCGGGACTCGATACCGCCGCCTTTGGCATACGTAGCAGTGTCACCCATTTCTTTTTGCTGCTTACCGATTTCCGATTTGCTTTTCATGAGGCCACCTTCTTTTTTACCCGCATACTCGCGGAGACTGGTATATGGCATGTCAACCTTCCCATGCGCTGTGTTTGGCTTATTTACCTTTGCCTTGGTGCCGCCCTTCCAAAAACGCTGTTGCTTCCGATCCGCCTTCTCAAAATCCTCACCTACCTTACGGTCGACCCCAACCTTCTCTGCGAACGCCGGGTTGTTCGCCACTGCGCTGAAAAATTTATGCTGCCGTTTTGATATCGATGGCATTTTTGCGCCTTTTGTGTTCTTTCCGCCAGTTGCAATTTTTACAAAGCACTTGATACACGCTTTTATCATAATTACTTCTACGCACCAAAAAGACCACGTTTTTACACCCCGTGGCTTTTCTTTCCGCTGCGCCGTTATTATTTATATGATCTATATCAAGCACCACTAAATCATCTTCCCCACAAGCCGCGCATCGACCACCTAGCGCAAGTATAGTCTCTACTCGCTTAGAACGTCGCCATTCAGAAGCCACTGCATCTGCTTTTTCTTTGTTTTTTATGTAGTACGCCCGCATATACGCTGCTTTTTCTTCTGTGGTTTGTTTGGGTTTATTTGCGTAATAAAACTTGCTACCGCAAGGTCGGCACCGGGGGTTCAAATGCCTATCTCGGGCGACATCGTACTTCGAAAAGTGCTTATCCACACCACAATCGCAGCACTGGGTCGTGAGCACTATTTGCCGTGACATTAGATCATCCGCCCTTTGGTTTTACCTCGCTGTGCGCATCCATCGATTGAGCCACCCTTCTTGAACCCCATAACGTCTTTGGCGCGTTTGCGCATGGTTTCACCGAAGGTTGCTTTCTTCTTCGACGGTTCGCCAAACCCAGACATCATTCCACGGCGCTGCTCTTTACGGTCATAACTGCCGTCGTCGCGTTTGGCTTTCGATTTGGCGCTGGGGGTGGCACTGGATGCGCGGGGGCGGCGTTCGGCGTCGGAGAGTTCTTCGCCCTTGGAGTTGTAGACCTTTTGTGATTCGGAGTCCGAGTCTTTGTCGAAGTCCACTTCACCGCCATCATCATAGCATTTCTTTTTCATATCATCCGTCCTTTCGTTTTGCCGCGCACCGCGCAGCCGTCAATGGAACCGCCTTTTTTATAACCCTGCTTCATGGCCTTCTCTTCCTTCTTGCGGGTCTGGGCGTCGCGGTATTCTTGGGTCTCGTTGCTTTCTTTCACGCCATCAACGGCGGAATCCACCGCAGCATCGATCTTTTTCCCACGGTTGCGGAACCGCTCAAGAAACCCGGGTTTACTTTCGGCCATGTTTGAACTCCTCAATAATCTGATTGATCGTCTTACCAGTGATCATTTCCACAATGCGCAGTATAGTCCAGATCAGGCTGAAAAGGGCGGCGATGGCCGGGAGCGCATTGAAAAAGGCCCCAACCGCTGTAACGACGGATGCCAGATCAATCATCGTTTTTGTGTGCTCTGGTAGATGCTCCGTCATTTTCGATCCTTTCCCTGTGTGGTTGTTTACCATCATTTTTGAGCCGCGTATTCTCCCCATTTTGGGTCGTCCGTGCTCGCATAAATATATTGTGACGCAAACTCCAGCAGCATGGGATCGTCCCTGAAATGCCCTAGGCCGCGATTACAGTGGTTGCACAACATGCCCCTTATTTGTCCGGTGGTGTGGCAATGGTCTACAACAAGTGGTTCTTCCGCCCCGCAAATCACACACTCCTTGACCGAGGCTTTTAAATCCGCCAAGTCCGAGTCACTGATAACTGACCGAAATTTCCCCCGATTTATACCGTTCCGGTAGCTTGCTCGGCACGTACGGCACCAGCTATCAAAACCATTTCGCTTTTTGTTGTGCAATGGGAAATACACCGCAGTGGCTGGTTTTTCATACTCGCACTTCGTGCATTTCAACATTTCCATGCTTTCCTCGCCAAACGAAGTCTACTTTTTGGGTCTTTCGCGGCCTTCGGCCACATCTTCATCTGCCCCGCGCTCCTTGCACAGAAACTGTCTTTGCGCGAGCCGCCTTCCGGCTGTGGGGCCTTCAACCCGGGCTTTCCGGGATTCGCCTTGTTGTACGACGCCCGCCCTTTGGCGTTCAAACCACCGTTGGGGTTCTTGCCCTCTTTGCGTTGCCATGCGGGTGATTTTGCCATTATGCCGCCACTCCTCTGCGCTGCGATTGACCCGTCTGCACCAAAGCGCCGATTCTGTTCTCTGATGACTTGTCGCGCCCGTTGTAAAAGTCCGACTGCTGTGCGGGGAACTGAGCCCCGCCACCGTCTGCGGCATAACTTGCTGCGGATACCGTAAAACCAAGCGGCGATGTCAGCGGCCCAACAAATTGAGGGCTTGTTCTGATCTGGCCGGATGAATTGGTGTTTCCTGTTGCCGTTACCGCAATATCCGGCGTGCTGTAAATCGCGTCAGTTCCTGTGTTGTCATTTGGTGCATAGACCAAGTTGTTCGCAATCGTTGCGGTTGCTACTCCGGTCGTGTTGTAGGACGTTTGCTGGAACATGAGAACGCTACCGTTTTCTGTGGTGTATCCAGTGTTATTGCTAATGTAAAAATTAGTCGGGTCTGCGTAAC